GGCGGATGCGCGCACGATCATCAGGCTGATCAAGTCGTCGTCCGCTCGTGCCCAAGCGCCCGATGCAGCCACGTAGATCCCGTTGGCCACGGGGTCCACTTGGCCGGTGACCAGTACGCGGTTGTCCGCGACGATGGCCACGCCATCGATCGTCTGCGCGCCGCTGAGCGTGATGGGCTCGACGGTCGCCACGACTGACGCGGGGATCGCGGGCCCGGATGTCGCCTGCTGCGTGATGCCGAGCATCTCGCCATCGATGACGCCGCCCGGCACGAAGGGCAGCTCGTAGAGCGGCGCATCCGGGATCATGGCCTCGTAGGAGCACGTCACGACCATGCCGCCGCCGAAGCGCCGTGTGATGCGGTCCACGAGCCAGCGAGCGGCCACCAGTTGGAGCCGCGCGCCAGCGAACAGGAACGCCGCACGCCACCACGCATCGAAGAGCAGCCGCGTCACCTTGTACTGCGCGCGGTCGTTCTCGGGCGCGGTCGGGTCCTGCGCGCTGATCACGACGTGGAACAACTCGCCGAGCGTGCCGAGTGAGCGCGGGTTGCGGCCCGGCTGCCGCGCGGGGAGCCACTCGCCGAGCGCCCCCGTCTCGTCGCCAGGAACCATCACGATGCGCGGCGCGATGGCCTGCTGAGCCCGCTCCTTCCAGCCGAAGAGCAGCGTGCACGGCGTGGCATCGGCCGTGAAGCGCGCCACCACGGCGTCATGCAGAGCCTCGAGCGCGAGGGTGTCGCTCATGAGCGCCCCCACGTCGCGACGAACTTGTCGCTGAGCACCTGCCCGATGGCCGTGCGCCACTTCGCCGGGAGTTGCCCGCGCGGGATGATCTGCCGGCGCACGCGACCACGCGCGAAGCCGAGGTGATGGAGCACGTACTCGCGGCCCACGAGCCGGATGATGATCGTGGAGCCGATGGCGCCCACCTTCACCGCGCTCCGGGCGTTCGTCAGCACGTCCACGCCGCCGCCCTTGCGAGGCGTCTCGCGCGGGGCCCACGGCGTGCCGTCGGGCGCGCACGATGCGGCGAGCGTCTTGTCCTGCTCGCGCCGCAGCACGCGCGCGACTTCGCCCGCGCCTTCGTCCGTGAGGTTGGTCGTCAGCTTGAGGCGCTCGATCTTGTCGCCGAGGAAGACGTGCATCTGCGCAGCGCTACCCATGGTAGGTGCCCCCGCCGTTGCTGTCCTCGTTGCGCCCGATGCGGCGCTGATCCCTCGCCCACGCGTAGGGGCTCTGCTCGCTGTACGACATCGGCCCGCTCTTGCTGATTCCGGTCGCGGTCGTGTCGCTGCGTAGAGGCAAGTCGAAGAGGCCCACGTCGCTCGTAGCGGCCTCGAGCACTTCCGCCTTCGCGTCGTCGGCGTCCTTGACGATGGCCTGGAACTGCTCGTCAGTAGGCGGCACGCCAGCCTTGAGGAAGGCCCGCACCGTCACCAGGCGCGCGACCCACGAGAGCACGGCGATGGGGTACGGCGACTCGAAGGGGGCCGCGTAGCGCTTGCGCAGACGCGAGTCGATCCATGCGCTCGCCTCGTCCAACTGGATCAGGAGCCACCCCGCGCTCACGAGTTCGATAGCGTCAACGCTCGATGCAGGCATCAGCGTACGCGTCTTGAACTCGGCGAGTGTGAGGTAAGAGGCCATGATGGTCAGCGGGAAGAGGAGAGGGCACGGGCCCGCGCGAGCGCCACCGAAGCAGCGCCCGCGCGGTGACTAGGTCAGGTCGCCTGGACCTTGAAGATCAGGAACGGGTGGCCCGGCGCGACGGCGTTGCGGCCGTGGACCTGCCACTCGAACTCCTGCTTGCGGCCGAGTTCGCTCTCGGTCATCGGACCGTAGGAGTCCATGCGGAACGCCTCGCGGTTCTGGTAGACGATGGGGCCGATCTCGGTCGGGGCCACGCCCTCGGCGATCACGAAGTAGGTCGTGTCGTTCTCGAAGCCGGCGAGTTCCGGGACCTTGACCGGCTGCCCGTAGCCGAGCGACTCGATCAGCGCTTCCACGTCGGCGCCGCCGCCGCCCGTGGCCGCCGCCTGCGCGAGGAGCTTCGCGTTGGTCAGCTGCACCGCGCGCGGGAAGAGCTTCGGGCTGCACAGGATCTTGATGCCCGTGAGGCCGCGCGGGTCCACGCCGTTCGGCGCCGCGATGCTCTCGATGTAGGCCTGAACCTTCGCGAGATTCGTCAGCGCGACGTCGGCGGTGATGCCCTCATGGATGGGGCACGCACCAGGGTAGATGCCGGACGCGGTGCTCGTGAGGATGTTCTGGAACGTCCCCACGCTCACGTCAGCCGGGTTCAGCGGGTGGTCGAGCGCGAAGAGCGCCTTGCCGTCGTAGCCGGTGTACAGCGCCGCCGTGTGCCCGTTCTTGAGCACATGGGCGACCTGCTTCTGAGGCCAGTAGGCCATGTAGGCGCCGATGCCCTTGGCCCACGAAGCCGCCGCGTTCATGCCGCCGCCGTCGGCGTCCTCGAGGTCCGCCTTCGGGATCTTGAATCCCTCGCCGGCAAACTTGTTCTCGATCTCGGCGTACACGGCCGCGAGGTCCGAGTAGCTCAGGTTGCCGGCGCTCGAGCCGAGGTCGCGGATCATCACGTTGTTGATGAACCACGTGAGGTACTCCTTACGCCCGGTGCTGGTGCGCTCGGTGGCCACCATGGGCCACCACAGATTGCGGGAGCGCCACGCGAAGCCCTCTTCCGAGAGCACGCTCATGCGGTCTTCGACGCCGAGCAGGATTTTGGGGGTCAGTTGTCCCATGATCAGTTTCCTTTCTCAGCGCCGATCACGGGCTGACGTACGCGTTGGCGTTCCAGAGGCCGTTGAGGTAGGTCGCGATGACCAAGTGGCGCTTGGACGCGGTGAGGGCCGTGGTGAGGTTCGCGGGGCCGGTGGCGTCGCGGTACTGGACCGTGTGGCCGTTCTTGGTTCCGTCTGCGACGAACGTGAGCATGGTGCCCTCGGTCGCGACGGCGGGGAGCGTGACCGTGGTCGCGCTGGCCGTGGTCGCGATGTCGAAGATGGACCCCGCGATCGCTCGCGCCGTGGTGAGGATCACGTCGTTGCTGACGTGTGCCGGGAGGGTGCGCGATGCCAGGAGCCCGCCGCCCTGCGAGATGGGGCGCAGGATCTCGACGAGCACGCCGCGCACGCTGTCCACGCCCCAGATGCGGCCGGCCACGCTGGCGCCGGATGCGATGGGGGTGAGCGCCACCGTCTGGTCATCCGCCACGTAGCAGATGTCTCCGATGTTCGTGGCGGCGATGCTCGAGCCGTTGGCGAAGTAGACGCCGTTGACGGGCGTCAGGAACTCCACCGCGAGGGGCTTCGCCGCAGCCGACGCGTTCACGTCGAACATGGCGAGGCCGATGACGAGCTCGTCGCTGGCGCCGGTCGCCTCGACGACGGTCCCGGTGCCGAGCTTGACGGCGATGAGCGCGCCCTTCCACACCGTCTGGCCCGAGGCCAGCGTGAAGGTGGCGTCGCGCGCGATGGTCTGGCGATTGATGGCCTTGCCGGCCGACAGTGCGGTCATCGCGCACCTCCGATCTTCTTGATGGTCTCGTTGGCTTGCTCACGGGTGAGCGTGCCGAACTGGGTGTAGGTGGCCGTGCGCACGATCGGCGCGTCGGTGGACCTGCTGATGCCCATGGCGCGATCGAGTTCCGCGTTGGGCTCGATGGTGCGCGTGCCGAACGACGTCACGCCCTGGCCGCCCTGGCCTTCGCCCAGCACGGGCGCTTCGGCCTTGGGAGGCGTCGGGCTCACGGGAGTGCGCGGGATGGCGCTCAGAGCAGCCGCCAGCGCCACCACGGGCACGCCCGCAAGCTTGCTCTTGGTCTCGGCGCTCAGGTCCGGGCGGGTGGCGAGGATGGTCGCGCGCTCGGCACGCAACGCGGACGCCTCGGCGCGCATGGCGATGGCCTTGGCGTCGCTCTCGTCCTTGGGCTTCTCCTCATCATCGTCCTTCGGCGGGGGAGCGTCGTCCTCGGCCTCGGGCTCTTCCTCCGGGTCCATCGCGGCCAGCATGCGCTTGGCGCGCGCCGACTCTTCTGCGTTGTCGCCCTCGGCCGCTGCGCGCAGGGCCTCGATGGCGTCTTCCATGTTAGGCATGGTGTTCTCACTTTCCTGCGGCGCTGTCGCCGTGGTCATCTCCCCTCGCGCCATTGCGAGGGCATCGTCTAGGGTGCCGACCACGTCGGCGAGGCCAGCGGACACAGCGCGCGCGCCAATGAGCACGCCCGCTTGCAGCCCGCTCACGGCGTCCACGCTCAGCGACCGGCATGCGGCCACGTGGTCGAAGAACAGGCCCGCCTGCGTGTCCACGGTGTCTTGAATTGCGGCCAACTCATCGGCACTCACGGGCACCTCGGCCGTGCCGTCGCCCTTGCGCGCGCCGCTCTTGATCAGGTGCAGCCGCACACCAGCAGAAGCCAGGGCTTCGCTCGCGTCCGTGCGCGCCATGAGCACGCCGATGCTGCCGAGCGTGGCGCTGGGCGGTGCCACGATGGAGTGAGCCACGCACGCGATAGCGTAGGCCGCGCTACAGGCCTGCCCGTCCACGTAGGCCACGAGCGTCTTGCCCGATCCATCGGCGAGAGCGCGGATCGCGCGAGCGGTCTCCATGCAGCCCGAGACGAAGCCGCCGGGGGAATCAATGCGCAGCACAACGCCGCGCGAGGGCCCGGAGAGCGCCTCAGAGGCACGCGCGAGGATCGCGTCGTAGTTATCGCACCACATGCCCGCGTGGTGCTCGAGCGGGCCACGGATGGTCACGACGGGCACGCCGCCCATGTCCACAGTGTCGCGGCTCGGCGCCTCAGCGAACAACATCGTGAACGCCATCGGGTCCACGGCAAGAACGCCCGTGCGCTCGTAGCGGCGGCCGGTCAGTTCCACGCGGCCTCCTGCGCTGGCTTCTCGGCGTTGGTCGCCACGCTCGCGAGCACATCAGCAGTCGGCGCAAGACTCGTCACGGGCACGGCGAATCGGTCGCATAGAGCCGGCACGTCCAGGCCCACGCCATGCGGTGCAAGCGCCTCCGTGAGCGTCTTGACGGCAGCGGCGGTCGTGACCAGTGAAGACGCCTCGCTATTGCGATCCTTCGGCGGGGTCACGTCCCACTCCATCACCACGCCGCCAGCGGTGAGCGCTTCCTCGCCAAACTCGGTCACCACCCACGCGGGGAGGATCTGCGTGTTGACCGTGTACGCCAGCGCGTCGCCGGTCGTCTCGATAATGTCGCTGCGGATCGACTTGTGGATGTCCGCGTTCGCAAACCCGGTGCCGCCGTCAGTCGTGACGGTCTGCCCGGCGATCAGGATCATGATCTCGCGGTTCTGCTCTGCGATGGTCTCGCGGAAACTGTCTGCGCCGCGCCCGTTGCTCTCCAAGAGCTTCACGTCGTAGCCGGGGCGCATGCCGAAGACCGTGTTTTTGCCCCACGCCATGACGGCCTGAAACCACGACTGGCCTTGCTCGTCCGTGGCACCAAGGGGCATCGTTGCGACACGCGCGGGGTGCGCGAGCTTCGCTTCCCACAGGTCCTTGCTCAGCGCCGCGTGGTCCTTGCGGATGTACGCTCGGCCGAGCGCGCGCCATAGGCCGCTGTTCCACGGGGCGAGCGTGCCGCCGGGGATGTGCAGCACCCACGTTCCGTCACCGGGAGTGATCGCCAGCATCCCGCCGACGCTTTGGTAGTACCACTGGTTCTCGGCCCAGTTGAACACAAGGAACTCGGGGTCCAGGCGGCAGAGGCGCTTGTGCGTGCGGCCCTCCACCGTGAGCATCTGCCCGACGCCCACGCCCAACTTGTCGCCGTCAGCAGCGAGCAACGCCAACTCCGCAGCCGGGCACATCTCATCGAAGACGGCGCGAGCGCGGTACTCGCCGCCCGTGAGCGCCTTGATCATCTCGCCATCGCCGCGCCATCGCTTCGGCAGGCGCACGAGCCCAGCGGTGCGCGTGGACATGAGGCCCATCACCACACCGTCGGACGATGCTGCGCGCATCAGCTGTGCAGCCGTCTTCATGCGCCCCTGGTCGCACTCCAGCGTCGCCGACTCGATGTCGTCGATGTACCAGCGCGTCCGGGTGATCGAGCGCGGCTGAACGTTGCCGCCGTTCATCTCCGCGATGCGGTCCACAACGCCACTCGGAAGCGCAGCGTGGGCGCGACTAGACACGGCTCGCGCAAACCCTATGCGGGTGAGCACGGACCGGAGCTTGTCTGCGATGGCCACTGACCCATGAGTGGCATAGGCCGTATAAGCAAACGCTTATGAAGCGCGGGTGGTGCGTTTGAGTGGGTGCACGCGCCCCACGCTCGCGGTATTCACCACTCGACTCTTGAGGCTCACGCAGGTCCGCAGACCATCCACACGCCCGAGTCCCCGCCCGCCACGTTCTCCCCCTCCGTGTGCGGGCGGTTCTATGTCAGCCGCCGCGCTGGCCGTAGTATGGCCCCGACCACTCTTGCGGTCCGTGGAACTCGGTTCCCCATCTGTGCCCGCCGCAGCGGTCCAGGTGACTCGCGTACCACTCCAGCGAGATCATGGCGCCTGACGCCACGTAGGCCACTTCGCACCGCGCAACGATGTAGCCGTGTGCCTGCTCGCGCGCGTCAAAGGTCCACCATGTCACGGGCGCGTCGTGCTGCGTGTACACGCGCTCGTCCTGCACGTACGCGTCCGGCATGTCGATCCACCCGTCCAGCGTGACGTGCGGCAGCGCCGCTGCGACCTGGTCCGCGTTGCCGTCAATGATCAGATCATAGCTGCGGTACATGCTCATGGTCGTGATCCTACTACGCCGAAGCCCGCATGTCGCCACAGAGAGCGCACGGAGCGAGACGCGGTGGAGCGGGTGCCACTACGACAAGGGCCACGCGGTCGGCCGCCTGGTACCACGACTCGGCCGGGATCTTGTAGCGCGTCTCCAGCACGGCGCGGGCCCGCTCGCCGGGGCGCGTGATGCCGTAGGCCCACTGCGTGACCGCGGGCTGCGTGACGCGGCAGACGCGCCCAACCGCCGTAGCCGTGTGGAGTTGGAGCACGCGCTGGAGTAGACGCCGGCCGGTGGTGTCGTGTCTCATCGGAAAGCCCTCAGTCCTGCGCGCGGGTCGAACTCTCGCCCAGGCGCCATGTCGTGGATGCTGCGCTCGTCCCGCTCGGGAACGGGCTCGTCGGTGTACTGCGGCTCGTAGCAGGCGAGCGCCAGCGCGTCGTAGCGGTCGGGGGAGCGCCCAAGCTCGCGCTTGAGCTTGGTCTTCGCGGTGACCTTTTGCCTGCCGCTACCAGGCTGGATCTCCCACTCCATCGCGTGCATCTCGCC